GGCTTCCCCTGCCGCAACGCGAGCATTTCGCAGTTGTTCGCTCAGTATCCGCATTCGATTGGCGAGCTTGTCAGTTTCTTGCTCCCCATCAGAAAAAACACTAAACAAAGTTGCGGCGTACGTTGCAACAGACGTAAGAATATCACCGCGGACCGCCGAAGTAAATATTTGCTCAAACGCTTTTGACGTTTTAGCAAGTCCGGGATTTAGTCCCTCGACAACGGGGAGCAATTCATTAAATGCGCCCCCTAAATCGTCTAATGCCTTGTCAACTTCCGCAACTACATCTTGAAAACCAAAAACACTCTCATCGACCGCCACAGGGCCGAGAAGGGTTGGCCCCCTTTCGGCTACTCTGGGGCCGGTCGAAGGTCTATATGATGCCGCTCTAACTCGCGCCGGTAATAAGCCGTCAATGCCGCGCTCTATGTTCTGCGCCGCCTCGGTTAAAATGTCTGGGAGTTTTTCATTAAACTCACGGTCAATGACAAGCTGTTTCTCATTAAAAATATGCTCGGCCTCTTCAAGTTCTTTTTGTCTCTGATCTCTTAAATCTTGCTGTGCTTTAAGTGTGTTTAAATAGCCAGTCAAAGCGTTTTTTGCTTTTGGCTCTTCACTCTCAAAAAAATCACTTATACCGGAAAGTAGGGTAAAGAGGGGGGCAGTGGTTGCATTTGAAGGAGTGTCCCCCATTGACGGGGCCGTAAAAATTGATAGGGTTTTAAAAAGAGGCGTATCAAAAATTAAATTTCCAATTTGCTCAACCACTCCACGTTCAACGCTTTTTGGATCAGACAACCGGTCTAATTGGTCGGCAACCCCAGACAGTGAACTTGCCAGAGAGTCACTTATTTTTGCAGATTTATCTATTTCACTGACTAATTTAGTTAGGCTGTTAGTGACTTTAGTCATAGACTGCCCAATGGTCGCGGAGGTTTGTCCAAACTCCGTCCGTACGGCCCCCTGTTGGGTCTGTATGGCCTTTACGACCGTCTCGCTTGTCAATGCCCCCTCTGCACCCAACGCCCTCAGTTGGCCGATTGAGACCCCTATACCGTCTGCTATGGCTCGCGCCAAGCGAGGGGTCTGCTCAAGGACCGAGTTTAGTTCTTCGCCGCGTAGCGTCCCCGACGCGATGCCTTGCCCTAACTGGAGCAGGGCCGCGCTCGCCGCATCCGCAGATGCGCCCGAGATGGTTATAGCCTGTGAGATGGTTTCTGTAATATCAACAAGCTCTCTCTGGGTTAGCCCCAACTCTTCCGAGGACCGGGCAAGGCGCGAGTAGAGGTCAACCGTCTGGTCAAACCCTACGCGGCTTTTTTGCGAAACCTCAAAGAGTTGCTGTTGTGCCAAGCCAAGCGCATACGTTGAGTCGGTTACGAGCTTGAGCCTGTTATTTATCTGGGTTGATACGTCGAGGAGGTCGAAGAATTGTTTGACAACAACGGAAGTCCCAACAGCGGCAAACGCACCTTTCAGTGCGGTAAAGTTGCGACCCATGCCGCCCGTCGCGTCACTCGCCTTTTTGGCCTTACCTGCGAGCGCGTCAAACTCGCGCCCGGCCTTATCGGCACTGCGGCCCGTCTCTTTTAGTTCGTCCTTGAGACGGTCGAAATTGTCGTCAAGTTTATCAACAGACGTTGCAGTCTCACGCGCCGACTTCTTAATATCGTCAAGGGAGCGCGTGATCGCTCGCGCTCCCTGCTTCGTCCTATCCTGTAGCTCTATTGCAATGCCTGTTGTCGCAACCATTTTTTTATCTCTTCGGCTTATTTGCTTTTGTCTTTTCGTTTAACTTTTTGACCGTAAGATCAATGTAAACGCGATCAACTGCGGATAATATGCGCCAAAAGCGGTCAAAGTCCTCAAGGTCATCGGGGCCGTATACCCTCGCATAATTGACGACCGAATCGAACGGGATGCTTGACGGATACGCGCCACCCATCCCTGCACTAATATAAGGCCTTCCGGCTGATAGCGCATAAAACGCTTCAAGAATCCAAGCATTATCCGAAAAGGGTTCTGGCTTGCTGTCGAGAGCTTTACGGGTTGCGGCTGTGTCTTGGCCGCGTTCGCGCTTACGCTCTAATCTTTCGGCGTGTTGCCCCCACTGGATTTGCCACTCGACGACTTCGCAGAGTTTTTTGAGGACTCCTCGACCTCCGTCTGGCGAAAGACCGCTTGCTCTCCGGCAACGGTCAAAACATCCTCGCGGAAGTCTTTAAACTCACTGATTAACTTTAGCGCGTTCTCGGACGAGTAAGGCAACGCTTTACCCTCGTATTCTACGCCCTCCCAGTCAACGAGGATCGTCTCCGAAATGCACTTATTCAATATCTCACTCTGCACATCTTCGGGCAATAGGCCACGGTCGCGCAGATGGCGGTGGGGCTTGAGTAGGGCTTGAAATCTTTTCTGATACGCAGGGTTGCCAAGTCGGGCGACCTTAAGCCGCGTCCCCTCGGCCCAGTCAATCCAAACGCCCTCGGCCTCGCCGGTCTCGTCCGTTCGGTAATGCTTTGCAAAATCCATAAGGTAAACCTCTTGTAGGGGTTGGTCGGCGGGTGCGTCCCCCTACAAAGACGCACCCACCTATCCGGCCAGATTTTTGTTGTAGGGTCTGGGTTACTTATTTATCGCTTAGGTCTGGGTGCGAGAAATGACAATCGTTTTCTCTGCGCTACCCGATCCATGCGACCCGCCCGGTTCTGCGGCGAAGTCGAACGACAGCATTACGTCGCCGTCCAGACCGGGGTTAGTTCCCGGCTCCGTCGTAAAAGCGACCTGCGGCAGGTCGATCAAGAACCGGTCATCATTGCCCAAGTCGATAGAGAAGGACAGGGCTTGCTTGGTAAAGTTCTCCCAATCCGTATCTAAGGCCCACGTGTTATCGTCAAGATAGACCGAGAACGAACCAGTCACCTCGGGGCTTCCCTGCGGCATACGGGTGCGCTCAAGCGATCCCAAGCCTTTGGCGGGACGGTTCGGAATCGAAACATTAAGCGACAACTCCATCACATCATAGGAAACCGCCGTGCCGCCGATCCATAGCGCACCAAACCCGTCAACCTCGCTCGCTACGTCCTCAGAAGGTGCGGCGTTGACTGTGCCACTTCCGGCTTTTGACGATGCTTGTGCGCGGTCCTTACCATCAAACGCGCAAGACGCGGTAATAATCCCGCCGGGCGTTTGATTGAGTGAGAAGGTGTTGAGACGCGCACCCGTCATAAGGTGGTAACGGTCGGTCAAGTCTTGGTATTGCTGTTGCAGGGAGTAGCTATGTTCCGTGCTACCAGACCAGACATAAGAGCCTTCCATAGTGATGGAGTCACCTGCGGCTTCGTCGGTCAAGGTCGCGCCAGTAACGCCCAAGCTATTTGCGGCAATAGTGGAAACCTTAAACCATCCATTATTCCCTGCGGTTGTAAACCCGCTGACGTAAATCCATTGCCCTTTCGCGATATTTGACGCGGTGAAATCCGTTGACGATGACGTAAACACATTGCCCGAGTTGACTGCGGCAATGTCTGTGGCACCCGAAACGGATGCACTGGTTGACCAGTCCGCATCCGAGCGAACCGCCGACCGCATGAAGTCGTCATAGATTCGCGCCGCCAGTTCGAAATCGTAGTTCGCCGTGGGCGAGATACCCACGCGCTTACTGTCGGCAAGCTGTGCGTCCGAGCGCACCGTCTGCGAGCGCACCGTTTCCACGCCATACGCCATCGCGCCGCCCGTAATCGGGAAGGCCTCGAAGTCGTTGGATGGCGTTGTCCCCCAAGTAGACTCTCGCGTATAGGAGACCTGTATCTGATTACTATCTGCCATTGTTTAATCCTCTGTTTTTACGCCATCAGATCGTATCTGAACGGCGTGTTTATGTTCACTTGATAATACGGGTCGTCTCCCTCGCGCCCAACAGGGACAACGCTTGACGCTTTAAATACAACGCCACTAATCGTTATACCGCGCAGGGCCGCGCCAACATCGTCGGCGATTGCCAGAGCGGTATTCGCGCCCTCGTCGGTTGGCGTAAAAACCTGCACTAAGATATTGCCAACCTGTCTCCATCGGCGATTGCTCGTCCCGCCGATAGATGCCTGTAGTTGTTCGCCCCCCTGCACCCCAATCCGCGCCCAACCTTGTTGCGTTGCAGGGTTAAAGTCGTCTAACGGGTCGAACGGCATATTCGGCCACGCTATTGGCACTAAAGGCCGGAGCGTGTCCATCTGACCTTTGAACCGGGTCAAGATCGTGTCGTAAGTAGTGGAGAAACTCATAGTTCACG